GGGTTTCATGGAAAAGTCTCCTAGCATTTATATACCCATGATGATATCAGTTAAATTGAATTTGTCAAGCGTAAATATTGTTTTAAGGTTTGGTCAATGATGCGTGATTTAATGACAATGTTTGAATATGAAAGAAAGCGCCGACCGGATTTGGCTGCTTTGTCGGATGACATAGCCAATCTCTCAGAAGATCAAATTCGAGCGACTGATCTGATGCCATGGATGCGTGTGGCATTGCTGCAACTGAAATCCAATCATAATTCGACTATCTTAAGCGACATTATCGATCAATCTGTGGTGGATGATACCAATCCTGATCCTTTAGGCATGATGTGTCAGTGGAATGGCGGAGAAGCTTTTATCAAAGTTGGTCGGACTTCTTTGTTGGTCGGTCCTGGCACGCTGTTATGGCTTACTCGCAATGGGATGTGGATCGATACAATTTTCACTAAAGACATCGATCCACAGCTGCGCGGCAATATTACAGCGAAAGGTGAAGTGACTCGATCAGCCTACAATATTGCCGTACGCGATAAACGCCGCAAATCAATTCCAGAAATGAGTATGCCAGAACCAGCCGAACGGATTCGATTCTTTCGTCCGGGCTAATTATTATTCTTGCTAATTATGGACAGAACCAGTAAATAACTCGTCCACAACTTAAACCATGGAGATGACATGCAATGACGTGACCTAAGCTCAGGGAGCACATAATTGCGAAAAGATATGAAAAAAGTACTGACCGAACGTCCACGCGTTCGTGGTACGATCTCTTACCATCAAATTCGGAGTCGCCAAAAAAACATCGATTTCGATTGTTTACCAACATACGAAGGTATGCGCCGTCCATACGGCTGGGAAACCAAAGAATTTTCTGACTTAATCAACCCTTTGATCCGCTTCCTTTGGTCCTGCCGAGGGCGGAAATGGGACGATGTCTGGTCGGAAATCTGTGAACAACTGTCTGATAACACGGTTGATTCGCACTTGAAAGATCATGTGCGGATGGAAGTAAGCAACGATGTCGTGTTAGAAGACGGCAAAGTGTTCAGCTTATACAAATATTACCGTGGTTTTCGAGAAGTTGACGGACTGTACGTTCATCCAGAGACCGGCATTTTGTGCGGTGCTGAAAAACGTCGCGCTAAGTGGAAAAAAGACAACAATATCGTCTACAACGATGGCATTGCTTATGATTTAGGCGAAGATGATGTTCTTCGTCCGACGATCAGAAAATATCGCGATAAGGACATTCCATATAGCCGCAAACTAATTGGTTTTGAAACAGAGGCAGTTTACGTCAGGGGATATTGGTATTGGGTCGTGTTCGACACGGTTCCGCCGCCGTCATATCGCCGGAACGCTGATCATCTGCCACCGTTGCTGATCAATCACATTTGCAAAGATTTTGTGACTGGAAAAGAGGTCCGAGAGGGTCGCTACCGTGCCGGAATACGGCAAATGAACCGCAGCGATCTGCGTCGGCACGGTTTGGTGAATGGGTGAAACCAAAACACGAGGGATATTATTTCCCTCGTGTTTTCCATCCCTCGCACAAACAACAATACATTGTTTCCGCCGCCAATTGTATCTCGTGGTACCATGCACAAATCATCGGCATCGCATGCTGCAACGCATCTGGTTCGCGCAACCATGTGCGCAATACCTCGTTCCTTGTCTGCCTCAATGAGGGATAGTAGAAGATACCTTCAGCTGCTGCTCTGACCGCTTGGTCTAATATTTTAGGATTGATCACAAACGCACCTCGTTGATGTGTATCCCTAAATACTAGCCACAATCGTGGTCACCTGCCAATGCCAAGCGCTTTAATCACCCCGCGTCAAAAATTATTATATCAAGTGTCATTAATGCTCGGTGCGCAGATGATCGATCTCGAACTCGATCCAGAACATTTTAATGTCGCTTTTGAAATCGCATTGGATCGCTATCGTCAACGATCCGGCAACTCATTAGAAGAGACCTTTGTTTTTCTCGATATTCAACCGGATGTTTCTTCTTATACGTTGGGTGATGAAGTACAAGAAGTTCGCGCAGTCTATCGCAGAACCATGAGCGGAACAGCCGGTGGTGGATCGCAAATTGATCCGTTCTCACTGGCTTGGACGAATTCCTTGTATATGATGAATAATCCTGGTGGATTGGGCGCCGGAGCCGGTAGTGGCACCTTGGCTGCCTATGATTTTGCCATGCAATATCAGAATTTGGTCGGACGCATGTTTGGTCGAGAAGTCATGTATACTTGGGATGCTTCGACCAAGGTTCTCAATTTGGAGCGACGATTTACTGGCGTTGAGTCTGTGGCATTACATGTCTATACGCAGCGAACCGAAGAAGTTCTACTCAACGATCCCTATGCACTGCCTTGGTTGCGTGAATATACGTCTGCCATGTGCAAACTCATGATGGGACAGGCACGGTCGAAATTCAGCACAGTGGCCGGACCGCAAGGCGGATTTCAGTTGAATGGCGATTCGCTCAAGACTGAAGCGCAAGCCGAAATGGAGCGATTGGATAAAGAACTAACCGATCTGGTTGATCAACACACCGGATGGCCTGTGGTCATCGGATAATCCAGTTGACAAAAGGTTTTATCCTGCTATTTTAATCAGTTACGTTAATTGGTAACTGAAAGATGCGCTACGTAGAACTTCTCACAGAAATGGCGTTTGATCACAAACGCGTTATCCGTGCGCTTGAAAGTTTTGATGTTCGGATTTTTGAGCATGCGGTTAAAATCATCGTCAATGATCCTGTTGTTGTGGAGGAGGGTAAAAAACTTGGAGCCACGTGACAAAACAGAAACCACTGAGCCACCGCGTTCCGTCTGGTCTGGCTCATTCCATATCCTTGGCGTTGAAGTGAAGTGCCACATTCTGTCGGACGGACAGCGGATCATTGAGGCCGACAGCATGCACAGTTTGCTGGAAGCAATGGCTTCGTCAGAGCCGACAGAGATAGACCCCAACGCTATGCAGGGCTTTCTCAAATGGAGGGATGGAATTGATGTCTGAGCAAAATCAAACTACCATCATTAGCGGCCCGTCATCATGACCGACGAACCACAAACCACCGCTATTGTGGTAATCAGGTCGGCCACGATGACGCATGACAATGTTCAGCGGCTGATGAAGCACCTCGATCATGTAATTTCAAAAGCCTTGAAGCCTTATCTTTTTGAGATTCCTGTAGTTCCTGATTATCTGACGATCACACGCGACATATCTCAGGAGCGAACGCCGTGACAGAACCGACCATCGGTTGCTCTCGTCGCGGAGGTCGATCGTGCGGGAGATTCTTGGCAAATGACGGATCGTACTATGCTATCTCACAACGCAGCCATCAATTTCCGCCAACCTGAAACCAGACGATAGTCGAAGCACAGTTGCAGCAGACGAAAATTGATTGTGCGATTGAGTTTTCCCATTGTCCAAAGCTGGCGGAGATAGTCTAGAACTTCGGTCTTCTGTGTTGATGTTAGAGCCGCATCAAAACTATCTTTGATCTTGTCGAAGAAATTCAGCATTTCTTCATCAGAAAAACTCATATTCACCGTGTCCGCACGACTGATAATCGCATCTGGCCATTCATCGCGTTCCATATTAGAAATGAAGATCATGCGCCCCTTGAAGTCGATTTTGTTCGGCAGATGGGTGGTTACATATTTGAAGATTTCTGCACTTTCAGAATCAGCGACCGGATCAGGCTGAGCTTCATCCGAAAATCCGACACTCAGATCATCAAAACCATCATCTTCGTCATCTGTCGGCGCTGACTTGGGCATCGTATTGCGTGCACTTTTGACATGAGCAAATCGCGCAAAATACGCTGCATCTGAGGAATCGGCCACATCACGCAAAACTCGTGATAATCTCTCAGCGTATTCTTCGCGTTCATCCGCAGGCAGAATCGCCGTATTGATTGTGCCGCGTACGCGATATGAAATCTCTCGAACTGGCTTGGTGTCCAGTGCCCCTTTCAACATGTTCATGGCATCAGCATCTTGTACGATGCCGTCCGAATCATCGAGGATGATCATGCCATTCACTTGTTCGATCAGCAGCCGATAAAGTTCTGGACGCGTAAGCATTCCAGTCGAAACAATGTAATCCTTGCCTTCCTTCATTCCGAGTTTTTCAATAGTGCGTATGACATTATAAGATTTGCCAGAGGCAGGGGCTCCAGTGACCAATAAGGATTTGATATAATGCGATTTGCCACTGGCAATAAGTTCTACCTTGTCGGCTAGCAACTTGTATTGCTCTTCCATACTGGGTTCGCCGTTTTCGCCATCGCTTAATTCACTGGCTAACATGCGTTCCATTTGGGCCGAATAGGCAGCAACACCGGGCACACTAAAGAAGGCCCCACTTGGTTTACGTCCAAGAATGAAAATCTGTCCTGTCCCAACCAAACGATTAACTTCTTTGGCTTTCGCCAGTTGTAACATGGATTGAAAGCCTGGAACCGGCTCCGGATCTTCCAAGGATGATCCAGCGGCCTGAGCTAGACCTTTGGTATCTTGAGTCGCGCCTGATAAGTTCCATGTGGTCGGACTGGTTTTCAAACCGCTCGCATTGCGAATGCCAGGAGGCACTTGCACATTGTTTTTAGTGGCGACTGATTGAATATCAGCCCAAGAGAGATTAGCGGCGCGTTTGCCAAACATCTTTTGCGCCATCTGGAAAAAATCAAATTCACTAACCGGATTTTTGGCTTCATCGATGAAAACACTTTCCGCGATCGATATCGGCACTAAGCCTTGATGTTGCGTCTTCAACATCGAAATTATTTTCGGCAACATTATATCAAAATCGCCGGTCGGTGGCAGATCGATCTCAAAATCCGGATCATTGAACGGATTGAGTGTGTTCCAGAGATAAAGTGTTGATACGCCAGAGGACGGATCTTTCCAAGCTAGACCGATGCCTTTGACGCTGTTAGCAATCACATACAGAGCGGCGCGTTGTCCGGTGCGACCGACATCATATAATCGTTTCGGACCACCAATTCGTTGCAATACGCCGAGTTTATCGGTGAGTGCTTGTTCAACATGAGATAATTGCCGCGAATTATCGCTTGCGAATTCTCGTAGAATAGAACTGCGTTCCGTCGAAGGGATCGGCGGTTGTGTAAAAATGTCAATCCAACGACGCATATATTGAGACCTAATTATCTCAATATTTAGCGAATATACAAAATGCCCCGATGGATACTGTTCAGGGGAACCATCGGGGCACCAATCCAACAAACTGTTCGAGAAGGATGTCAGACCGGAGTCCTGACCCTAACGATATAGCTCGCATAGTCAATGGAAATTCGCTGTTGCACTCAGAACTTTTCTGTTTGAAGCGTCTCAATAAAATCATCGAAATGTAAAGTGCTAGATTGGAACATGAGATATGCTTATTGTTTGCTTCCCATGTTCAATTTCGTCGGCTACAAACAGGTCATCGAAGCGAGCAACACCGCTTCTGCTTCATAGATAGAAGGAGAAATCAAGCGGCATGGCGCAATAAGGTATTCGAAACAATCATGTGAAAGCGTGGTCAATCGGTACTGAAAGGGAGGCAAACCTACAACCTCTCGCCTAGCAATAGGTTAATCCATGCAAACCCAAAGCGTCCCCGAAAGGGAGTTTCAGCGGCAACGTTGGAACGAAGGTAGAAGGTGTAGACTTGGACTCCTGCGAGGGAGATAAAACAACCGGTTCTAGCACATTAGCAAATATGATGTGTATCTTGACGGTTGGGGGATGTGGCGCAGGCCCATACCCTATAAAGGGGCTTCCAACCCTGACCAAGCGGAAAACTACACAGAAGACCGATGCTTAAGGGCAGTCGTGTCGCGCAGATTCAGTCACTCAAAAGGTGGCAAGATGGCGAGGCAAAAGTCCGAGGTAGTTGCCAAGGGCAAGCGGCAATCTGAGGGTAATGGGCGTTGGAAACTGGCTGGTTGAGGCTTCGGCCTACAAGACCGAGAGTGAAAGGCGAACGAGACCTGAAAGATCATTGAAGTAGCGTGTAACGACGCGAAACAATAGGCGATGTTACGGTCTTTCTCGACGTGAAAAATCGAAGGGAAATCGTGGGGAAGGTCATCGCTGTAGGGGGTGTGTTTAGCTCAGGAAATAGAGCAGCCTGGAAACAGGAAGAGGATCGGAAGGTGGAGTCCGACGACACATAACAAAACAAAACCTGACGACCGTGTGTGAAAAATGCCTAATCCATCGCAAGGTGGAGTGATTATGAAGATTTCGTAGCGCAGCAAACGCGAACAACTTTTGACAGAGTTGGCGGAAGGATAATAGTCAAGTAGCGCACGGTGATGCGAGACATGCCACTCGGTGATCAAGGTCACGCTTGATTGCAAAAAGGCGGCATTGATCGGGGATGACTGCAAGACCGCAAGGAAAGGCAGCGTGGAGATGGTGGCTAAACAATACGGCCAAAAGTCCGATCATGGAACCCGTGGTCTCTAAAGGTTTCAATCAAAAACTCCGAGAGCAATCTCGGAGTTTTTTAGATTCAAGACTGAAAAATATCTTATACGAATAATCGGTCACACAAGCGGCTACAGACGTGTCAAGTCTGGTACTAGGCTTTGCGTCGCCACGAACTGAAAAAGCCGCCCAGCACTCTCTGAGCGGCTTTTGCAGGTATAGAAATAACTAATCCACTTGTGATCGTGAATTGCGAAAGCGAGTTCGTGCAGCACGATCATCAATCACAACAGCAGCATCTAAATTGCCGATCGTATTGGTCGGATTTTCTCGTTCACGGCGTAGAATTTTATCTTTGATCTCAGCAATATCGACAAACCAATCGACCGTAGACCGCAGCTCCGTCGATAAAGAGACACGAACCGATGCGAGTAGTGTCACACGTGTTCCCATGCGCGCACATTCTTCGGATACCTCAGCCAATTCCTCACTACCGGACACAATAATCAGTTCATCAACATGCCGAGCCGCTTGTAACATGGCCAATGCCATCGATACATCAACACTGTTTTTGACTGTGCGGCGTCCACCAGAATCCGTCCAATCCTTGGCTTCTCCAAGAACTGTACGATAACCATTGAATCGAAGATAGTCTAATAATCGAGCGACCGACGGTTGAACAATCTCACCTTCATCATCATACAATACTTTGATGAGATAAGACATGCGGCGGCAATCATACTCCGTACAGATGATTTGTCGTAAAGCTTCGAAATCAACATCAAAATTCAATGATCGACAGACTGAATAAAGATACCAACCATCTATAATCGTCTCGACACGCGCACCGGACCGGATGCCAAATGTTGTTTGCATCAGTGGATATTCCTGTAAGATTGTTCGGAAACATTAAACAGACCAGACAGGGCAGAAACTAAGGCATTCCGCCTTGCGGTCAATCACGCATAGAACGATATAACAGGTTCGTGAACAGTGCAAAAAAATGGGGAGCATTTTGCCCCCCATTTTGTAGTTTTGGCGATCCTTCGATCAAACCGTTGCTTGAGTGGCCAAGATACGCACCGGCACATAGATGAACTCGATCGCCTTGGTCGGTTGAATAGCGCAGTCAACCCACAGTTCGTTAGCATCGACCTCAGCAGGCGTATTATTCGTGGCGTCACAAACCACCGCAAAATCATACAAGCCACTGAGAGCAACAAGGCCACTGAAGAACCGATTGACTGTCGTAACAACTGTCGCGCGAACCGTCGCCGTGTTCGGCTCGAACAGGAATGGCTTGAGAATCAGATCAAGATTGTAAGCAACATAATTCACCAACCGCGCAACATTGATGCGATTCAATGCCGAGGATATCGGATCTAATGTCTTCTGTCCGTAAACCACAAGTCCGCGATTGGGAATATACGCAATCGGATTGATATTGTTAGTATACAATACATCGCGTTGACCCTGATTCAAGATCACCGGAACATACTCGCTGGTTGTTGCATCCAAATAACCAACAGATGTTGCGTTGGTAACCAATCCACGCGTAAAGCCAGCCGGCGCATACCACGGATAAGCCACCTGATCGTTGTAGGCCATCGTAACCAAACCGATCGCTGACGGTGGAATCATGATTTCACTGCCGTCTAGGTTCGTGCTGAGACCCCACGGATAATAAATCGCCGTGTAATCATCACTGACCGTTAAGCCATCTTCGCCGGTAATCGCCGCATCAGCCGCGTTGGTGGCATAATTTTGAATCGATGTTCCGTCCGGTGGCAGTCGAACCGGAGTATCAGCGACACAAAATGCCACCTGCTTTTGATCCGCATTCAGACTGATGAAATCCGGAATCATTTCGACATAGCCAGGAGCCGACATCAGATTGTAGAACACAATCTCAGAACGAATTTCTCCATTGGCCGTGATCACCGCCCCAAGAGCAGCAACCACCATCGCACGTTGCGCTTTCCGCAACATATACGGAGAACCATCCGTTTTATTGCCAGAAACCGTTACCCAACGTCCGCCAGAGCTTAAGGCAGGGAACGTAAACGTGCTGCTGCCAACCGTATAAGCTGTCAGCGTATAATCCGTCGTCGCCGATAAACCACCAGCGCGGAAGTATGTCGGCGTCCAAGACTTAACATTTCCAGAAGAATAACGCGTGTTGAACAGCAATGTACCGGCCGGATACATGCGCGGATCAGGCGCATCAGGATCGACAAAATCCGACAGAGCCAAATCAGCCCCTGCCGTCGATCCAAAATTGTAAGCACTGCCATTGGTAATGCCAGTAAAGGTCGTGCCAGAATCCTGTCTCGCATCAGCAAAGATAATACCGTAAGGCGTCGTATGATCCGTGTTATCGATTGCCTGAAATGATAATGATGGAACATCCCAGCGATAGATCGATGGATAATTTTCAAGATCACTGCCATCGATCCAAAGATCACCCTCCGCTAACGCTGTCACACCGTCACTTTGTGTGGTCGGAGCACTGCCTGCGATTTGCGGACCATTCGGATCAGTCGAAGGGAAATTATGACGATAACCAATCCAGTTTGATCCGTTACCATACATGATATCGACTTGATAATTGCTGTTAAACCAATAAGTTCCAGCAGCCGGACTTGTCGATGGCGTGGCAAATTCTGCCTCGTAAACAAGGCTCTGCCACTGACTACCAGACCAACGGCGAATTTGCTGATCACCGGTCGTCGTATCATAGCCGATATAAACATTCCCTGCGGTCGGTGACAGCAAAGCAGCCAAAGCCGCTGTATCTTTTGCGCTATTGCCATCACTCAATGTACTGTTGAATGGATAGAACGGAGCAGTCAATGTAACGAATGCACTCACCGTCGCATTGTAATACTTGACCGCCCACGAAGCGCCGTTATTCGCTGGATTGCCCTTAACCCAGAATGATCCAGCAACACTGCCAGACGGATATGTTGCAGTATTATTACGAACAACACTCACGCCGCTGGTCGTTCCAGCCGTCAATCCAAGCGCGGTTAGTGGAGTCCCTGTTCCATTGGCAAGCGTTATGCTTCCACCGGCTGTATTCGTGATCGTCAGCGCATTATTATTCGCAAGACTGGCTGTGATACTGGTAATGCTGGCTGCATTGATATCACTGATCAAATTCGACATCGTCGGAGACGATTGTGTTATCGTAACCGTTGTGCCGTTAATGACGATCGAATTGTTCTGGACCAATGTGGGAGACGTGGCTGTTCCGGTCACAATCGTTGGATGTTGTGCCTGCCATTGCGTCGAACCGATCTTGTACCAAGCACCGCCAACGTTTTCGTAAAGGTAATTCGAAGCCGTTGTAGGAACAACACAAACATTGCCATTGCTACCGTAGCTCGTGAGCGGAACATTGTTGGAATCAACATTGGCTTCAAGAGCAACTAAGACTGTAACTAAATTCCACGCCGCTCCGGGTGAAGCGTTGCCATTCGCACGGAACACACCCCACTTCGTATTGCCGAGATCAAACCAATAGGTTCCTGCCACCGGAGGTCCCAGCGGAGGCGTCGAGCTTGGTAATAAGGCAGCCAGATCGATGTCAGCACGCAAGACATAGGCTTGACTGGAAATACCAAGATAAGAATAGGCAGCCCATAATCCATATTCATTCAATTCATAACCGTGCAACGGTGTGCCCTGCGATGAATAGAAAATCGGATTACCAAAATTCTGAATAAGATCACGCTGACTCGTTGCAAGATACAAGACACCAGCTTGCGATGGAACAGTATAAGGCGCGATGCCGCCGCCAGCAGTCGGTGATGCTTTATTTGCAGCAGTTGCGAAGACTATCAGCGGGATCGTTGTCTGTCCCGTACTGACATACATACTCTCATCAGTAATCGTTACTGAGACGCCCGGCGAAACGAGTGAGGCTGCGCACATTTATAAATATCCCTAGATATTAATTCTTGATATTATTTAGACGTTCTAGTGTTTTATCTTGTCGAATATGTGTTTCTTTGCTTATAGTAATGTTCACATTAGGATATCAAAACATGTATGGTTACGTATATTTAACAGAAAATCTAATTAATGGTCATTGTTATATTGGAAAACGAAAATCCATCGATACAAACGATGGTTATCTTGGATCAGGAACACTACTGCGACGTGCTGTAAAAAAATACGGTGTTGGAAATTTTCAGAAAACAATCCTAGCAATCGCATTCTCGCGATCAGAACTGTCTACTTTAGAAATTGAATACATCACCAAATATAATGCAATAAACGACCCTGATTTCTACAACATCGCAGCAGGTGGTGAAGGCGGGCACACAATAGCCGGTTATACTGATGCCGAATTGAAGGTGTTATCTGATAAAGCTAGGAAGAGATGGGAAGATCTGAGCGACAATGAAAAGACTGCTTTTTCTCAGAAAATCAGGAAAAGATGGGAAGATATGAGCGACGATGATAAGACTGCTTTTTCGCAAAAAATGAGAGATGTGCATCTCGGGCGTTCAAAATCGCCAGAGCATTGCGCTAAAATCAGCAAAGCAAAGGCTGGCATTAGCCACTGGACGCCGGAGGCGATCGCCTCAATGGTCGAGAAACGGAAGGCTCAAATTGCTGTCGGTATTGGCGTGCCGCCATTAGGCAATAGGGGCAATAAGGATTTCCGTCATACCGAAGAAAGTCGCAAGTCAATCAAAGCTGGTGTTGCCGCTGCCAGACAGCGAATATTTTCCGAACGTGAGACTTATCATACTGAGCAGGGGAAAATTTCCATGCTTGAAAAGTTAGAGGAATATTATACGCCGGAGGTTCGGCAGCAGCATGGTGAATTGATCAAAATCGGCAAAACGCGTCGGCAGGAAGCCTTGGCTGAACAAGGTATCGTTCTAGAAAAATTACAGTGGTATCATGATCCGCTCGAACCGGCACGGAAAGGTCAGTTTCGAATTCCTGAACAAATTCCTGAAGGATGGGTCAAAGGTCTGGGTCCGAGAAAGAGAAAGATCGATGTTGATCACGTTCGTGATTTGATTAGCCGAGGAAAACGAGACGCTGATATTGCGCGTGAGATTGGATGTGCGCCGTCAGCCATATGGGCCATTCGTCACACATAAATATATCTATGAACGTCACACAAACTCAGAAATCGGTCACTGACAATCCAGAAGCTTTCGCAACTTGGATTATTGAAATCTCTGACATTCAGGAAAAATTTGCGGAAATATTACATAACACCGCTGATATCATCGCCGTGAATGATCCAAAAACGGCGATGTCGCTCTATCAAGCCGCAGATATTACCCATGCAACGGTGTATGCTTTACGTAACGCAAAACCTCATAGAGGCGATCCTGTTCAAGCCCTTGGTCGGTTTTGCGCTTTACTCATGACCTATATTTTGGAATTGATTTAAGGACGGATAATATTCACTACTTTCGCATGAAGTGATGCGATATCTCCATCATTCTCGATCGTTTCATACTTTTGCGTAACCCAGCGCCATTCTGATTCGTGAACTTTCGTTGCCTGCATATGAGCAAGGCACATCCGATCGCCACGATTGGCTTGATAGGCGATTGGCATCCAAGCCGGATCATCGCCGCGTTTGATACGAATTAACTTACCTTCGAAACGACGAACTAATGCGATCTCATTGCCGAATCGTGCATCTGTCAACACGACTGGTTGATCGCCAAGTAGGGTGATACGTCGCTCGACATGATGCACCCAAATTTCCTGATGAAAATGGGCGCGCATGATCTCGGTTCCGAAATGCCGTAACATGAAGCGTGGAGTTAAATCAGGAATGCCGAGTTTTTTGCTCCACCAAGGATCAACCTGTTCGCGCCATACTCGACTTTCTTCGGAGATGCCTTCTAACAATTCACGATCCCAACAAAAGATCGCCGCCAAAGCGTCTTTCATGGCATCAGCGAAACTCAGCAGATGATAGCCATATGTATCTACAAGGGGTTGTGCAGCCGTATTTTTTCCAGCCGAACGAAAGCCAATAAAAGCAACTAATTTCATAATTCATCCAATTACCATAATTAACAATGACTATAACCTTTTACCCTAAATAATCACAATAATACTGGGTAAAAAAGGACATTTTCGATGCCAGTTCCTACTCTAACCAATTTCGGCGTTCCGACCGGCGCCAATACCGGACGTGCTGGCATCTTGATGCCGAAGGTAAAAAACCGGTTTCGTGTGACGATGTTAAATTTTGGCGGACAAGCGAATGCGGTGGCTTTCACTCAACAGGTAACGACTGTTAGTCGGCCAAATCTCACGATGGCTCCGCAGGAAATTCACTCGTACAACTCGATTGCCTACTACCCTGGCAAAGCGACTTGGGAAACCATTACGGTTACCACGCGCGATGATATGACTAATAACATTTCGATGCTTGTTGGCAATCAGATGATGCAACAGATGAATTTCTTCGAACAAACGGTTGCGCCATCTGCACATGATTACAAGTTTCAGATGTGGATTGACACGCTAGACGGTGGCAATGTCAATGTTTTGGAACAATGGATTTATGAAGGTTGTTTCTTGTCGGCAGTCAACTATGAGTCGTTTGATTACAGCTCGTCTGATGCGATGACCATCGAGATGACAGTTCGGTTTGATAATGCAACGCAGTCCGGTGGCACGCTGATGCCTGATCCTCCGGTCTTTACAAGTGGTCCAGAAACCTACACAGCGACTTCCTAACATGTCTTTTTCTCAACAGTCGTCCACTATTCCCTATACGCCGATCATTCAAAGTCAACCGCAGGCATCTAAGGTCTTCGGTGGCGGCGGTAAGACCGGCGCTTCTGGTATGTCGCCACGGCGAAGGCATGTTTTCCTCATGCGCTTTGCCGTAGGACACGGGGTTGGTAATCTGAGTCAGCTTACCTATGTGGTCAAACACTGTGACAGACCAAAGATCGTACCAAAAACAGAAGAGCTTAATCAGTATAATAAAAAACGTGTCATCTACACTGGTTTCAAGTATGAACCGATCCGTATAACATTTTATGACAGTGCTAATGGTGCTGCGCAGAATATGTGGACACAATACGCTCGCTACTATTTTGGCGACTTTGCAAAAAATGCAAATACAGGCTATGGGTATGACATCACCTCACAAACGATAAACAACGCTGGTTATGGATTGAGCGAGCCATATCTTGGTAATACCGATATATCTTCGCAATGGTTTTTCGATAATATAACAATTTACCATTTTTATTACATGGGTGGACAGCAGCTATTTGACAGCTATACGTTATATCATCCTCGTATATCTCAATATGAACCTGATGAATTAGATTACGAACAATCGAATGTTTCGCAAATCAACATGTCACTGATTTATGAGAATTTGCAATATTCTCCCGGTCAAACCGTTGGCAGTGTCCAAGGTGGATTTGATGAATTTGTTAATGGTTTGTTTTACAATAATTCTGTTCCAACGACTCCGAATGGTTTGAGTCCTTCCGGTGTGGGTAACACGAGCATCAACAGTCTTGCCTCTTCTAATCCGATCATCAGCAATTTGTTGAAGAGTGTGCAATCAGCATCGCCGCTATCAGCTGCGTATCGTGCGGCATCGAGTGCTGTGACAGGCGCGTTGAGCAGTTTTGGTAATTATGTCTACGGCTCGTTCACTCCACAGTCTTTGGCTTCTCAAGCGGTCAATGGCAATGTCGTTAACAACATCAGTAGCAATGTTGGGGCTGTTACCGGTTCATATGGCAGCGCAGGTGGCAATATCGCGTCTGCCTTGCAGAGTACTGGAACAAACCTGACTGGCAATGCCAACGGCACGATTCTACCAACAGCGGCTCTTGGATCGCTCAATTCGCAGGCTAACGGCACGGCTCAGTATGGTTTTAATAACGGCATATCAACCGCAGTCAATCCAGCCAACTATGCGCAAAATCTCGCGTCGAGTACAAGTGGAGCGTTCTTCTAATGGCTGCTGCACATAAAGGCAGATTCATTCCGAAAAATCCAGCGAAGTACATTGCCTCAAATATTCATAATATAACCCATCGTAGTTCTTGGGAGTTGTCTCTGTTCCAGCTTTTGGATAATCACCCGATGGTTCTTGGTTGGGCCTCTGAAGCCGTCAAAATTCCTTACAAAAATCCTTTAACAAATAAAAATACTTTGTACGTGCCGGACGTCTTTGTTGTCTATGTCGATCGTAGCAATATCGAACATAAAGAACTGATCGAAGTCAAACCAATGCAAGAAGTCCCCGGTTACAAGGGCAAGGTCAGTAAATTGGTCGAAAGTCGGCAAATCGTAAATATGATGAAATGGAAAGCGGCGGTCGCATTCTGCACCTCGCGTGGTTGGAAATTTCGTGTGGCTACGGAAGCGGATATGTTCGCATTCAAAGGAAAGACTCGCGTATGAAGGGCTATCAAGGTATCACCGACATGCTCAATCTGCCGTCACTTGAAGACGTGCTGAAAGACCATAGTGTTGATGTAGATACAGCAAAATCGCCGGATATTGATGAACCGCAGATTGCCAACACGATCGAAAAATTAAACACGCTCACGGCTCGTATGGCGATGGTCGAAGGCACTGATCATAGTGATTCAATGGACGAACTTTACAAAGAAATTCTCGGCCATGCGCGTGAGTTGATGGCTTATGGTTTCAATATAGATCAACCACGAGCGCGCGGAATTTTCGAAGTTGCTGCGAGCATGTATGGTCATGCAATGGCGGCTGCCAATACCAAGCGTGAAGCACAGATAAAAACCATGAAATTAAGTCTGGAACGCAAACGTGTTGATCTGGAAGAACGGCGAACCAATCATGCAATTGGGCAACAGGCCGCCACGGTGGATAGCAGCAATAATACGATTATCGTTGAAGATCGAAACGAATTAATCAAACGGCTACGCGAACAAATTCAGAAATAAATACGGCGATGATCGACCGTAGAAGCCGGTTATCCGGCACAGATTTTCGTCAACACTATGTGCATACTCGGACACCTGTCATTATTGAAAACATGATGTCCGAGTGGCCTGCAACCTATCTATGGACAAAGAATTATCTCACGGCTGTCGTTGGTGATCAACCGATCGAAGTCATGAGCGAGCGCGATTCTGATCCACAATTTGAACAGCGCATGGATAATCATCGTCGATCGATGTCATTTTCAGAATTTGCTGAATTGGCATTTTCGGAAACTCAAAGCAATAATACCTATATGGTGGCAAATAATCAGTTCATGGGAACCAGCGGCGGTCAGCGACTGATGCAGGACGTGATCAATGAAGGGGCTTATTTCAAGCCTGTATGGCAAGGACAGACATTTTTCTGGTTTGGTCCTGGTGGCACTGTCACGCCCCTCCATTACGATGTTCTGGATATCGTATTGACTCAGGTGCGTGGCAGCAAACGCGTGCGATTATTTTCCAAAGATCAAACGCATCTTTTGTATAATTCAAACGGCGTGTACAGTGACGTGGATGTCGAAAATCCAGACTTTGAACGATTTCCACTTTATCGTCACGCACATCCGGTTGAATTTACTTTGCATGCCGGAGAGATGTTGTTTCTACCAGAAGGCCATTGGCATCAGATCAAATCTCTAGAACCGAGCATCAGTATTTCATTCACTAACTTCATCAGTTAGTTCAATATGATTGAACACCGGATCGTCTGGATGGATGGCAATCACCATCATTCCAGAAATGATATAATGTGTATAACCAGCTTCTCTCAACCAGTCGGCAATCGGATCAATACCCACCTTAATATATTCGATCGCTAAGATCGGATGCAATCGAGCAATCGTCTCCTTCGCGCCTTGTAAGACGGCCAATTCCATGCGTTCAACATCGATCTTAAGAAAATCCAATCGATGCAGATTTAACGAATCGATTGTGATGATTGAGACTTGCGATAATGCACTATCATAACTAATATGTTGACCGACCGGTTCATTATTTTCGCATTTTTGAAGCTCAATACTGCCGTAACTTGCTTGCTGAAGATAATCAATCTTTGGAATTGACATAATGCCGTCATGATCGCCGACCGCCGCCCATATCGCGCGAGCATTATGATGATTGCCGATGACAATGTTTCCAGCCAGACAATAGAACAAGCGCTCTTGCGCTTCGATTGCTAGGACGTTGCCATAGTCTCGTATATGAGTCGCGAGACCGATGGTTATCGTGCCAATATTCGCACCGCAATCGATCACCTGAACATCAGAGCCGAAATAGCGATGACGAAGATCGAGAAGTGAATTATAAAATGTCACTTCGTCTTTACCATATGTTCCGATCTCTAATAGAGATGCACCGATACCCTGAACGGTTTGTCTCTGAACATTGATCAAATAATCAAAACGATTGAGTATCATCGGACCATACTCTGTGGCGGCGATAATGAAAGCGATTTTTTGCATTGATTTCTCTAAATAATTGTGAATTGAAGGTATCAGTAGATCACATGCTTTTACATGAATTGCTTCGAGAAAACCAGCATCCGTTGGGACTGATTGATGAAGATGTTGCCATCCGTGATAATTTTCATATGGCGGCTTTTGCCATTACCGTTGCGGAAGCCTATGACAAATTACCACGTCATGATCCGACTGCGACACAACTTTGGCAATTATTTGCGCAACAGACCGAGCAAGTCATGCTCAAGAAAATTGCCAGCAGTGGCATCAAGATTGAATATAGTGCGGCGGATCCCTATGAACATCTGACGGATGATCCGAAGATGATGGTTAGATATATGCTGTGGGATATGGTCGTCAATCATAAACTACCTGTCTATACTGGCCATAGTGATGATCATCCAGTGTTTTCGTCTGAACAAAACGTCATTTTTCGGACGGTGCATGATTATTTTGCGCATGGCAAACTGCGTAATACATTCAAGCAACAAATTCAGGCGCGTGGTCTCGATAAGCAGACACCGACCCCACAACAATTAGCAGAAATCTTACCGACAATTCGTCTCGATCAAGGCGGTAATATCGGCCATGCGTTTTCCATACGCGGTGAGATCAATGCTTATTTGACGCATGCCAAGCTGGCTCCGCCGAAGACGATTCCAGTTCTTTTCACCGAGGTCGTCGGACAGGTTTGTTATCAGAATGTGGTTGGGAGTTTTCCGCAGCAGAAAGTTGCCATCATGCACGGCTTTGATTATCGACGCATTGGTTTGGGTGAACATGAGTCCGCCCCTGTTCAACGCCGTATTGATACACTCAGACAGCAGATGCAATCACAGCCGACAGTGCAAACATCGATCGCTGCCAAGCCTGTTGTATCGGTGAGACAGTTGATTGCGACTGTCTCACGCTAATTTTGTAATTCAAGTCTGCACTATGCTAACAACGATAAATGGACGATGTATTTTCCTTTGAAGTTCTGCCAGAACATTTCATTGCTACACAGGACAATGTGCAATATATGATGACATTGGCTGACGAAAGTATGCAGCTGATTATTACTTCACCGCCATATAATATTGGTAAAAGTTACGAAACAAAATTATCGATCGATGTGTATCTACAACAGCAGCGCATTGTCATAAAGGAATGCACTCGTTTGCTGAAGGTTGGAGGTTCCATCTGTTGGCAAGTCGGCAATTACATCAGTCACGGTGAAATTTTGCCGCTCGATATCGCATTATACCCGATGTTTGTTGAATATGGTCTAAAATTACGAAATCGTATTATATGGCATTACGAAC